GTCGTTACCCTGTATCTTCCACATACGAGTAACTTGCAACCAAGCAGGCTCAATACGAAAGAACCCATCCGCACACGTAATGTCTTCGTTTACAATAAAAAGGGTTGAATCACCACCCGGAGACGGAGACCCTGTATTATAGAACATCGGAAACGTGCTGTCCTGATCTATATAAACCGTATCAGTCCAGGCATCGAAATCCCGCCACTCATCGGCGGCTTGGACAGTCACGGCTATCAGGACCATGAATATGAGTACGTACTTTACCATATCCACCATATCGTTATGTAGAGAGCGAGAATAGAACCAATCATTATCCAGAACCAATCTATTCCGTTTTTATTCATCTACCTCAATCGCTCCTTATCTCTATCCGATCATCCGTGCGCACAGCTACAAACTTACGAACGCGCTGATTGTTTTGATCTTGACCCTCAATACCGATTCCGGTAAACAATAACTGGCTACCATCAGAATTAGCGACGGTGCTAAATTTGTATTCATGGCGTTGAAGACATAGTGGCCGGACGTTCCGCAACTTGTGAACCTCCAACCGGCCAACCGTAGTCGCCCCCGCGATCAATCTACCACCAACCAAGTCCGCCATATATAGCCGCCCACGTAACATCAATTCGACTGACAGAACATCATGCACCCTATCCCCGAGCGAGGCGATGAAGCCCTTCTCTCGTTCGATAACAGAACCGTCCATCATGTGCGCCGTCCAAATCATCAAGGAACCGTATCGTAAACCAAGGTGAAAGTCAGATCGTTGAGTGCACCATTTGGCGTAGCCGCGGAAGTCTGTCGTTGCAAGCGCCAATAATCGGAAGAACCATCGGCAACCAACACACCGGAATCACTTCCGGCTAAAGCTAAGTTCTGCGCGCCTGGTAGTGATGTTGATACCGCATCATCGCCTGTACTGGTTGCTGTCGGCGTTGCGTAAGCCACCGGTCCGAGTCCTTCACCGACAACACTTTCACCCGTCTTATATTCCCCGAGTGATTTGTAAACCTTCGTGGTATTGATCTCGGTTAGGCCCTCAGCGACCATGCCAGCAAAGGCGAATTTGATATATTTGGAGAACGAATTGCCTCCCGCTATGATCTTGTTGTCAATCGGGGTCAAGTCTGGCGTATCAGCACTACCGAAGGCAACAGCCGATATCCCCGCGGTCTCCACTTCACCCGCGCCGTTATATTCATCTACTGTAATCGTAAGTGCCATAACTGTTATGCCGCTCCCTTCGTGCTAACGTATGTGATATCGAGAACCAATCGCGTCGAACTGAACTTATCTTGCTTGACTAAGGCTACCTCTTGTGTGCCGGTGACATGGGTATGTTTAACAGCGGCGCCCAAATTGATCGGAGTATAGATTGCATTTTTAATCAAGTCCACGAGCTGCTCAACATCCGTACCGCGTTTGATGACGATCAAATCGACCTGCAATGACCACAGAATTTCTGTAGAATCCTCTACCAGCTTAACTTCCTCACCACCGATCACTCCGATATATGGTTCCTTCAATCGCGTATCGGATGGCAACTCCAATATCCTTGTCGCAATTTGAACGCCTGTCAGATTCCCCATTGCCGTCACCAGCGTATCGAGTATTGTTTCTTTTGTGTTTGCCATATCTTATTCTATCAATGTCTCATCAATTTAGTTACAAAATCCCGCAGGACACTTCGTATTACAACTTTCTTCTCCACCAGCGCGCGCCGGAGATATGGGCGCTTCGGGATTTTCACAGTACGGCCCCGGCCAGCAAAACCACCCATCTCATGGATGCGGGCATAGACAACGCGTTTCAGATCGTAACCAAGTTCAATCTGATGCCCACCGATCGTTGCACGTTCTTCGATCTCCAAACTACTACGCAAGCGTCCAGTGCGGACGTTCAAGACCCTGCCTGACAGATTAACTTTAATTCGCCTTTTGAGGTGTCCCGATGCTTTTCGCAATGCTTTGCGCAATTCAGGGCGCAAACCCTTTGCTATTTTACCGAGATGCAAGAGCTGCTTATTGACGCCACGCACCGAGAATGTAATCATATTATCAGCCATGATTGCCGTGATACCTTATATAGCGTTTCAAAATCTCATCGACCATCTTGTTCGTTTTGCGTGGCCTCAGATATGTAAATGATTGTTCTCCATCGCTCTGCTGGACGATACTTTCCTCACCGGCTATATCCGTCATCTCTTTGGCTTTCAAGTTCGCGGCATACTTGAGATCGTCCGGTATCGATCCACTGAATCCGAAGGTGTAAATGATCCGCCAGTTATTGACGCCCTCGTGAAACGGGATAAGCTCTCGATAGAATACCTTGTTCCCATCAGTTGTTATCGTATAGAGGGACGTGTCTAATTCGTCCCATGCTTCCAGTCCATAATCCCAATATTCAATTGATGTGACCGAGATCACCGGACCCTGGCGCGGGATATATATCTTGCGACCATTGCCGTTAAATATCTCTGTCGCCGTCAAAGCATTTTCAGCGAGTACGAATTCCCTGTTAGTCATGTTTCGGATATAATCGCTGGCCACCTCAAGCGCCTGTTGTGCTTGATCGGCATTGGTGAGAGAAGACTCTCCCAGGAAGATAGCAAATTCGGCTGCGGTTGTGATCGTGCCCTTGACAACGCCGGTTCCTGTGATCGTTGAGGATGCCATGTTCTATTCCAATCTTCCTTACGTGTCTCATGCTATTTTAGAGAAGGCGGAGACTTGAGCAGGCAAATCTCCGCCCGTTGACTTCAGCCAACCGTCGCCGCGTCCCTATCATCTTGGCCCTCTTCATCTGGGAAACCCATGTCGGTCAGTGTGGGTTCGGCAGCGTCTTCTCCATCAGTCGGAGGATCGGCTGTATGCGGAGCCGTGTCACGACTGTCGTTCTCTACTTCTTCTTCACGTAAATGGCTGAAACGATCGTAATGTCCAGCCGGTAAGGACTCCGTAGCGGTATCATCGACATCGGTTGCGACCGAGCCATTGTCCGCAGGGACAGGACTTGCCTCCGATACCGCCTCGGATTCCTCTATAGGTTCAATCTGTGACGCAGAAAGCCGAGAACGCATATCCCGTCCAAATCCTTTCAACTTCCTGCGCCACTTCTTGTTTCGCTTCTGCATCGTTCGTCGTCCTTAGACGCTATTCCTAAACCAGAACACGAGGAACTGGTCGTCGGTCGTTACGTTCGTATTCCGGATATTGCCGTCGGACGTGATCGAGGTCGACGACGTGTAATCTAACGCCGTCTCAATGGCCGCCTTAGTCGTCAAGTGCAATGCGAATAGGATCGTATCGTCGGTTAGAATATTAGCAACCGCCATATTCGTATTCGCGCCTGCACCATCTACCAGGCTTACCTGTAAAGCGAATGACGACTTCGATTGTGTTTGTCCACTCACGAGTACGCTCCTTCCCTACAGGCTATTGTCGTTCCAGATCAACAGAAGCTGATCGGACGTCGTATTTGTGGTCGCCAGTTGAATATTACCAGCCGAGGTAATTTCTACTTCCGACAGAATATCCGCCATAGTCGCAATCGATGCCGCCGTCGAAATATGGAGGCAGGCGATAAGCGTATCGTCTGTAGCTATACCGGTAACGGCGATATTGGTCACTGCGGTCGTTCCGTCGAGCAGGCTAAACTGTAGACCGATCGCCGATTTCGCTTGACTCATTCCAGTCACTGTAAAACTCCTTTCAAGTTATAGACTCAAATACTCCGTATCAAAAACCGACCTTACGCGGTGTGCTGCACGTTGATACCAACCGCCACCGGGAGAATCGCCGAGGCCGCAACATTGCCGAAATCATACCGCGCAGTGGCAACAAACTGCTGCTGCTGGGTCAGAATGTCCTTACCAACCTCAAGCGTGACGCCCCGACGCTGGCCGATCCGGTAGCTTTTCGGGTGCACGCAACAAATCGACGTATGCTTCTCGGCACCAACGTTATCACCGAAACCATCCGATTCCTGATCTTCCAGGTAAACGCCGGAGATAACTACATCAGAACCGTCGATCTTCGGCAACATACCAGAAACCATATACTGCAGAATGCCAGAGGCATCTTCTTTGAACAACGCATTCTGGATGCTCCAGCGTCCCTTCGGTCCGGTTACGTAAAAGCAATCGTCCGGCTTGATACCGGCTGTTCCCATGAGCAACTTCAACTCAGTCAGGTTGGCGAATTCGAGGGCACCAACGCCGGTTGATGCTGACAGGGCTTCGATATCAACCGTGGTTGACAGGTCAACGCCAGCACGGCGAATGCCCTTGAAAGCGGTTTCGACATCGTAGGTCTGGTAGTAGGTTTCGGCGGCATTATCCATGTGCGTAGCGGTCGTATCGCCATTGATAAGCGCCGAATCCAGGCCTTCCAGAATCGCCGTGGCCAGTTCGGTACGAATGAAGTTGACCATTGCAATGATCGCATCCTCGATAAGTTCCTCGGATGTAACCAGAGCTCCAATAAACGGGACCGGCGTGAATGTCTTGTTAGAAGTTGCGATATTGGTCTTGCGGGCCTGATCGGCAGCATCTACCAGAGATTCGCTACCCTTATAGACCTTTGCCTTGCCGTTCTGGAACGGGAATATACCGGAAGCACCGCGCGCCATGTTCCATGTCTGGAACTTGTTCGACAACGACGGCTGAATCCTCAGAATCTCATTGAACTGCGATGAGAAATCGGTCGGCAACCACTCCGCACCGTATCCAGTATTACCACCGGCCATAGCATGGGCAAGCGGCTCATCGAACTTCTTCGTCTGGGCGATGAGCTGCTTGAACAGCAATGAGTCACCAAGCCGATAGCGCCCGCCACCACCGTTTCGGTGGGTATTGACTGCATCGACCATAATCACGGCATCATGTAGATCGCGCAGATTGCGCAAAGCCAAACCATGCTCGTGCTTCGCGTACTCAATCGGCATCTGGAACAAGGCATGAGCGCGATAATCGACCTCGGCGTACTTGTCTCCGTTCTCTTTGGTCAACCAGTCGTAACTTTCCAGCATCGACCGATAATCGTTGTAGACGAATCGCTCACCGATAGCCGCATCGGCATTGCGGGACCGCTCGACTTCCTTCACGACCTTATCAACGTCCGCAGCGATCTTCTTTATGCGGTCGTTGTATTCAGTCTTGGAGATGAAGCCATCCTCCATCTTGTCGAACTCTTCCTTCATGGTGTGTGTCATCTTCGACACATCCTCGAAGCGAGCCTTCAGTTCATCATGCGACAACTTCATGCCGTCCAGGTCGAACGTCTTCAGGTCGTCGAGTGTCATTTCTTTAGCTGGCATTATGTACCTCTCCTTCTAAGTTGACGAGGTACGTCACCCCGCCTTTGATTATGTAGCAATAATTATCTGGGTTGAGCCTGCGATATGTACGCAGACTGTGAATGATCTCGACAAACGATTCATCGTTAGCGCCAAGATAGACAAGAGACACCTCGCGCATCTGTCCTTTCGTGATATTGAGGATATCCTTCTTCTTGTCATACTTGAATCCGTCCTCCATAACAGTGAAGCCGATAGACCATGCGTTCAAGGTTCCGTCAAGCAATGCACGCTTTAGAAGCGGTGGATTGTCATGATAGATATGCCCAATACCGTAGAGACCAGCACCCTTGACGATTTGATGAGTCGTGATCTTGCCAATAGGAGTCCCGTCGCCGCCGCCAATAAGAAAGCGCCGACCGTGCTCCGATAATATGCGGCCCTGCCAACGTTTGAAACCACCCTCCCAATCAAACGTGCTGGAATGCACGATCTGCCGGTACGAGTTCAGCTTCTCCGTCGTCAGCCATCCGCGCGTTTTGATATCGCCGTGTTCCATAGCGTTATCACCGTCGCCGTCATCAGCAAGCGTAAATGTCCCATCGGGGACATGGACAAAAGCGTCGCCCGCTTGCGGTAATCTCATTGGACCGCCTCCTTCTTTTCTTTTTTACCGTTCAGGTTAATTCCTTTCCTTTTGAAATCTCTATCTTGTTCTCGCAACCTCAATTCGTGCACCAAAGCATCGCCCTGTTGCTGTAACAAAGACATCAAAATAGATGATTGCTCCATTGCTCGCGTATAAGTAAACTCTTTAGCAAACGACCGGTGCAATTCTGTCTGAGTCCATGAGTATCGAACGCAATCACCGATCACGGCTTTTAGGCGCGTCTCGGTCTCTTCGTTGAACTTGCGAAGTTCGTTCACCAATAGCCGAACTATCCGGCGACCATCGCGGCCATCAATGCTGAATACCTCTCGACTGCCAACGTCTCGAAGGCTGTGCATTATGCGCTGGCGCAAATTATGTTTCAGCGACGGCACAACCAATCTGTCAAGACGATGGGTTTCATCTGTCACGTTCAATAACATGGCGCTCTCGCGTTCGGGCTGCCAGTAACGAGACATCAGCCGACCATCGACAGTATATTCGCGGGATAACTTGACCGCCGACACTCTCTGTTTTCGGAGCGCGCGGTATAACGTCAACGACAATGAGTTCTCTTCTTCCTTGTCAGACTTATCAGCCTTGCTTTTAGATTTAGATTTCTTCTTGTCATCTTTATCAGAACCACCAGACGATCCGCCAGCATTATCATCGTCACCATTAGCATCCGCATCGGCATCATCGTTATCGTCTCCTTTTGATTCAGCAATGGCGCGCGTCTTCAATCTCTGCGCCAGGCCGCGAGCGTCTTCCTCTTCCTCCTCCGTCATCGGCGAGCGCCCCAACTCTTCCCGGACCTCATCGGTGGTCATTGTCGCGGTCTCGATGTAAATCTTATGGACGGCGGCCTGGCTCTTCGGATCACCTCGCAAGGCGGGAATCTCATCGAAGCTAATCAGCAGAGATACATCATCCCCGAAGAACGGCCAGATCAATTGCTTGTTATAGGCGTCCTGCATCTGAGTGGTGAGCGGTTTGATCGTATTCAACCAGAAGTCGGCGTCCTGCGCCAAAGCGTTTGCATAGTTAGCGTACTCCATGATACCGCCTCGGAACGGAGGTAGACCGAAGGCCGAATATATCTTCTCTCGGTTATGCTGAAGCAATTCAAGGAAAGAGATGTCTTTATGTTTTTGATCCGGTGATTCCAGCTTGCCAGCAAACATGTTGACGAATAGCGCCCAGGCCTTTTCAACTCCCTGCGTCTGAGCGGATAGAGCCTCAACCAATTGGCTATGCTGATCCTCAGTCAAATTTTGATCCGGTGTAAACATCATCCCGAGCGTGCCGCCAGCCTCAAAGAATCGTTCGTTGAATCGGTTGACCAGCATATCCATGCGCATTTCAGCGCGGACAGCATTATGCCGAGGCTTGCCGAAAATCGTCTCGGTGACATCTGTTTCGGCGATATGAATAACACGGTCAGACTTGTACGCCTTTGTCATATGGGGCGTATTCTTGCCAAAGATATATTGATCCGTACTTGGCTTGTAATCCACCTCACGAGGATCGCGCGGCCATGCTTCAAGGCGATGATTCGGTCCCGTTACCAGTTCAATCGTATTGAACGCATTGCCATTGCCGAGTAACGACATCGAATTATGCTTAATGATCTGGCGGAATGTATTCTTGGGGTTGGGATGCCGCAAGAAATCATTCGCCTCGTGGTCGGTATCGGGCATAACTGTTTCTTGTCCATTGACGATCTCGGTCGTGACGATGCGCACCGGCAGAGATACGATAGCATCCGTGATAGCACGAGTACAGACAAAGACGTTGGCGTTGTACTCCTGACCGAACAGATCGAAGAAATACTTCTCCGATTGTTGCATCAGTTCTTGGCCGCCCATTATTTTCCATACTTCAGACGGACGTACTTTGTCCTTATGGACTATAGCCCGCTGAGACACACCGCCCGAGCGAGTAATCGACAAGATCGGCTTGCCAGTGAATGGATTAAAAATATCCACTTCTCTCGGCCTTCCCTACGGTGCAAACGATAACAGTAATTGGTGGACGATTATGATTATCACAGCGAAAATGAAATGATAACCGAATTCGTGTCCGGCACGCCAGGCTTTAATTTTCGTCCAAATTGTCGGTTTATCCCTCGGTAACTTCGGCATTTTTTCTCTCCTCAATTTCTTCTAACAGCTCGATTAGCAAAGTAAACGCCTGCTCTTTTGCGTTTCTGATATCGGGTTCCCTGACCCGCAAAACCCTTACCATCTTGCCGGGCAAGCCCCTGATAAAGTCCGCCGAAAGTTCGACATCGACAGATACAATCTGTGGACCATCGGACGTTATAGCGACGTTGTTCTGTCCTTGTAGGACAAACGTCTCAGTTGATTTGGATTTAACTTCCATTGGGCACCTCTTCCAGTTCTTCGATTTCGAATTCCCATTTTTTACCGGCGTTTAGTTCTTCTAACGTCCGTTCGGTAACGCCGACGATCCGGAACGTCCGCCCGATTAGATTATTTCCGGATATTAGTTCCGGCGTAACGCGTAATTCGAGCGCGTGTAGATAGTCGCTACCTTTGTCGTTCTTGTCGATATGATAGCGCGTATGCGGCGTGGACGGTTCGCAGATAGACGTAAACCGATGCTTAACGTTATAGCGTCGGGTCCGCTTCGATACGATTGTTACTTCGGCGTCGGTCATAGCTACTTTACCAGTACGTCGTAGGTTAGCGTGTATTCCAGTGTCGCTACAGTATCGTTCAACGTATCCACGACCTCCACGATAGCGCGGACTGATTCCCCCAACAACGAGTCGCCAGTCGCATATGGCAACACGCCGGTCAGCGTCTGTGGTAATGGCCCCTCTACGCTATCGAAGGGAAACACTGCACCTGGTCGGACAGACTGCAAGACAATCCGCGCCGAGTCTTCATTACCCGCACCGTTCACCGCCGAGTTCGGACCAGTGACCGTCAAGTAATATCGAATGGTGTGGTATCCGCGGGTATCCATGATTGTGAAGGTGTCGAAGGCAAAGAAACTATCCGTACCGCTGGCCGAAGTCGTTCCCGTTATCGATGACGCATCGGTGATCTTAGCCTGCCGGTAGCTCTTCCCCCCAGTCAAGCCAACGAACACTATCCCCGCCAGCAACAGAATCGCTATTGTTCGTCTCACACTCGCCATGATTGCTTCTCCCGTATTGAGTTTTTCATTCCGCTTATCAACCACGCCAGTGTTTCATACACTGACGCATGGAAACAATGATCCACGCCCTTTGTCCAGATCGGTCGGCCACCTGCGTCGGTGACGCGACTCGGCATGGTCATTTGGTCAACAAACTTTCCATTCAAGTCAGATTTGTATGTTGCCGGTAAAGCACGAGCACCGTCCCGATAGCACTTCACCATAACGTCGCATATTTCTGTTCGGTTCGTATTGACAACTTGGTGCTCGTAATCCATATCATATAGCTGTTTGACCCGATCCTTAGGAACGTAATAACACATCCACCACCCCGAATGCCTGGCCACGAAGTCACGCGTCTCGGCATACCCGCCGCCCTGAGCATCTATTACTCCACAGGTAACGTTGTGTGCGACAAAGATTGCTTCAGCTTCGGCTATGGTGCGGACGTTGCCAACGTACCGCTGCCAGAGAACGTTATCCCATACCTCCGATATCTTGATTGTAAACTCTGCGCCTTGATCCATACCGGCCACAGTGCGAATGACCGGCGGATCAACGGCGGCGGCATTATCTTTTTCAGGTGTTGCTGCCAATAAGGGTTTCTTGTTCGTTATCGCAAAAGCAGCACAGCGCGCCAGTATCGCCTCGGTCAGCTTATCGTCCCGATTCTCGTAAGTGACGCCAAGCCGGTTGTTGTGAAAGTTCTGCATTTTCGACTGGTTGCCAAGCGCCGCGATGAACGTGTCGAACAGCTTGAAAATATCGTTGCTATCGAGGTGAGTATACAGACGGCTGATAGCATAACCAGAGATACCCGAGTCGGGATTATCAGCCGTCCATTTGCCACGAGCCAATCGGTTGAACGTATTGCCACACTCTGTGCAAACGGGGTTGCCGTTCTCTGGGTCACGTAACAGAAAACTGCCGGATGGGGTCTTCTCCACAAAGTGGGTTTCCCAATCGAGAATATGATCGGCGTGACACTTGTCACAGGGAATCACGTAATATTTTTGATCGCTCTTCAGGAACTCGGCATGGATACCGCGACCGTCTTCAGTTGGGTTGCCGAACTTCCTGGTCATCGGATTCTTGCTGGCCTGGATGCGGTCATCAGCGTAGGTAAGCATGTCGGGATCGTGCAGATCATATTCGTCTACCCAGTACACGTCGCAAGAATACTCGAAGAATGCGCTTGGCTTTTTCTTTTCGCCAGAGCCAAAGCCGGATATGGCGCGGGCTTTAGACCCAACGAACTTCACTGATTGGCCATAGATAGTTTTCAATACCCGACTATCAGCCTCCCTGCCTGATTTCTTAATCGCAGCGGCGTACTCCGGCGAGTAGTCGGCGAGCTTATCTATCCGGTCAGCAACAAACGTTGCCCTACGAGTGTCGCTGTCCAGAACGTACATACCCCGCAAGCCCTGTTTGGCCAGGCTGAATATATCGCAGATGAACAGCTCAGAGATACCGATCTGTGAAGGTTTGAGGATCACGATGTTGGATGAATTATCCTTGTAGATATCCCGCAACCATTCACGATCCATAAAATTCAATTCGTGACCGTGAGTAGTCCGGTGATGCCGGATAGCAAAATACAGCCGGGGATATTTGGTTCGGATCATACCGATACCTTCATCCAGTTTCGAATTGAACTCAGGGCTGAAGGCTGGCCGCTTAATCGGGAGTTCTTCTATCCGGCTTATGTTGGATGCCAGGTTCAAGCGGCCCTCGCTTTCGGTATCTTCAAAATCTCTGCCTCGCGCGCGCCCGCGAAGAGATTATTATTATCTCTTAGGATTAGGAGAAGGAGAAGGAGATGGGGCATAGCGTAAGTCGTTGGTATGTATAGGCGATTTTTGGCTTTTTGAAAAAAGGTAAAAATAAGTTTTCCTATTTTAATCCCCCTCCATGCTGACCGCATAAGGTAAGTCGTTGCTGTATATAGGCGAGTGAAATATCCTGAAATTAAACTTCCACCCCCTTGCGATAAGTTACAAAACAGAAAATCATTGCCTTTTCGTAAACCGTAGCGGTTGTTTGGGTAATAGCGATTACGTAAAGAATCGCTTCGCTTTTTCGCTGCCTGAATGCGGTCCCAAGTGTATGTCAAGATGTTTGCCAACAAAAATGTGGATAACTTTTCAACGAAACTGGGTTTATCCTTACGCCACAAGGGCTGATGTATGTGGATAACTTTCGATTTTCCACCGAATACGTATGTCGATGCGGTCAGCATACGGTCAGCATAAGCTAACCGATTGATATATATAGCCGAGTCGCCAGATTGCCGTCTGTTTGCATACGTAACGCTCATTGGATGATGTCCTTCATTTCGGCTCCCAAAGTCGCCAAAACTTCCCGCAATTGACCGGCCGAGAGTGTCACCGAGGTCGGTAAATCTCGCTCGCCAGCTCCCACGCCAGCGTCGTCAATGTACTTCATTAAAGCCAAAATTGATATGATATTACCAGTAGCTTTGTGGTTCTTGTCAAGATAGGCGGCCACTTCTTTCTTCAGGCAAGCCTTCGCCATCTTGACGTTACTGATCTCGGCGGTGGCTATCTTATGATCGACGCCAGCCTGGATATTCTTTCTAATCTTATTGGCGCGATTGTTCCAGTCGTGTCTGACACCCATGCGGTATATAGTCGTTCGGGATACCTTGAAGTGATCGGCTGTCGCCTGGTTGTTTTGCTCGTGGCCGAACCAATAATTGAAGTATGGCCCTTCCTTCTTGGAGCTACAGACGTGATTGTTTACGCGGGTTTGC